AATCTCTACTTCTTTATTTCTTACATCACCACTAATATTTTCTAATTCAGATAATTTATTTTCTTTATCTTTTAATTGTTTATTAAGTTCATCTATGCCATTATTAAGTTCTTTAATACGATTAGTTTTTTCTAATATTTTTTTATTTTTAAGTTCTTTATCTATTGTTTGTGTACAAGTTGGACACTCATCATTATCTTCAAAAAACTTTTTCTGTCTCTCATTTTCATCTATTCTATTAGATAGTTTTGCCTCCATCTTATTTAAATCTTTTATCTTTTTTGAAATAATAGTTTTATCTGTTTTGTGGTTTGAAACATCATCAATTTTTTTCTGTAATATTTCTATATCTTTTCTTTGTTCATTTATTAATTTTTCATTTTCTAAAACTTGATTTGCTCTCTCTTTTATAATATTATCTTTATTCTTTTTTATATCTTCAATATATTTTTCTTGTAAATTTATCTTTTCTTTTGTAATATTAAATTCATACTCAACACTTTTAAGTTCGTCTGATACCTCTTTTACTTTATGTTTAAGTAAAAAATTCATCAAAGAAAATATCTTAATATCTAAAATATCTTCTACCACTTCTCTTCTATCTTTTGTTCTCAACTGCATAAATGGCACAAAAGTTGATGAACCTAAAATTACAACTTGTGTAAATGAACGATAATTTAATTTAAGAATTTGTTGCTCTAACATCTTTTGAGTATCTAATGCATTTGCATCTTGATTCATCATACGACCATTACAATATATTTCAAATATCGTTGGTTTGATGCCACGAATAATTTTAAATTTATTTTTTTGAACGATGAATTCTAATTCTACAACTGTACCAGAATTATTAATAGAATTAATTAGTTGAGATTTAGTAATTGTTCTAAATGGTCTATTAAATAAAACAAAACACAATGCATCTAAAACTGTTGATTTACCAGAACCGTTTTCACCAACAATAAGTGTTGTCGGGTTTCTGTCTAACTCAATTTCTAGAAAATAATTACCAGTTGATAGAAAGTTCTTCCATCTAACTTTTTGAAAATGTATCAATCTTTATTTCACTCTCTGTTTCAATAACAACTCTTGCACCACATGGTAATATAGGTTTATCATTACCACCGTAGTACATCTTTGATGGACCAAGTATTTCTACGCCATGACAATAAGTATTTTTCTTACCTTCTTTGATTGTAATAACTGGTTCATTCGTACCATGTTTTTTATTAGCACGAATCTTGTGTTGATTTACATGAATATATTTTTTAGTCATACTATAACTCCTAGTGCCATACAAAGACATAAAAACATTTTACCTTCTGGTGCATGAACACGAATACCTGAGTTAGATGGCATAACAACATAAGTTCCTTCATTTAAAGGTAATTTAAAAATACCTTTTTCACCTGTTTGTATATCTAAGTCAATAGAGTCAGGTGTTGCACACGGCACATATACCATTCTATAATGTGAAGAAACATCAGTTGTTTTATTTAAATCTGCATGAATAACATATAGTTTACCAAGACCCATGTATTCTAAGAGATGCATCAACTCATCATAAACATTAAACATACTTCTATTTTCTGTTACATCAGCAGTTCTGTTTTCTTGTGTAAAAACATTTTTTGCAACATCTACAATATCTTCGTGAAAAGACATTGCTTGAGTGTGTAAGGCAATTCTTCTATTACTTTTTAAAGTTTTACCTTTATGTTCACCAATCCAAATAGAACCATCTGGATGTACTTTTTTTATTTCTTGAAGTTTTAACATTATATTTCCATATTACTTGCCTCAACATATAGACCTTTTAACATACCTTTTAATCTGTTTTTATTAAGATTTTTTACATCTAAATCATCTACATAATTTTCTAATATAGTCATGGTATCTTGAGTATTCTCAGTAATAGTATCAGAAACATTTTCTGCTTTTAATTCAGAAAAATCTTCTATGATTTTTATATCATGTGCTTTTGATTCTGTCAAGAGTCTATCAACATATCTATCAAAATTATATAAATCTTTTTTGTTGACCACAATTAATTTAACATATTTGTTTTCAGAACTAGTAACTGGTTCTTTACTATAATCTTTCATACTATCATCATAATATATTTTTTGAAATATAGTTCTTTCATTTATAATTCTGTCTAATTTTCTTGTCTCTGTATCAAATATGTGAAACCCTTTTGGGCATTTATTATCATTCCAAAATATTTGATATGGTGTGCCAAGATAGAATATATGTCCATCATCAGATTTTTTATGAAAGTGACCAGACATTACAAAATCAAACTTAATAAATTTTTCTTTATCTAAACCAACTTCACTACGATGACCATGGTTCATTTCAAAACCTTGAATTTCTAAATGCCCCATGCAAGTTGTTGCTTTTGTTTTTTGTATTTCATCAAATGTTTGTTTTGTATTTGTTGAATTTATCCATGGTATAAAACAAATAGGCAAACCATCAAACTCAACAGTTTTACATTCTCTATAAATTTTTATTTTATTGTATCTTTTATTAATTAATTCATCTAAAGAGTTTACATCATTTGTATTTTTAAAAAATGTATCGTGATTGCCTACCATTAAATGTAAGTCAATATCTAACTCTACAAACTTTTCTATAAATTTTTCTCTAAAATCTTTTGCAGTTTTATACGACACAAATTTTCTTCTATCCATTACATCACCTAAATGAATACAAGTTTTTATATTGTGTTCTTTTAGATATGGAAAGAATTGATTATCGTAAAAATCATAAAAGTAATTATGAAAGTGGTCATGGTCATTTCTTGCACCAAAGTGTGTATCAGTAATTAGTGCTATTTTCATTAATCAATTAATCCTTCTGCTTTTAAATATGATATATTTCTTAATTGTTGTTCTTTTATCAATTCTTTTGATTGACCTTCATATGCGACACCAACATAATGTCTTATCATATACTCAACAATACCTGTTTCTCTATCTTGTTCACCATCAAATATAATAAAGTCACCTAGTGTTCTACCAAACTTACCAGACTTGTCTTTTGTTGTTCTAAGAACTTGTGTAGAACCAACAGGTAAAAAACCCTCAACAACACTTTTCGCATAAAGTCCTGCTTTCTTTTCTTCTGGGTCTCTTGTTCTAGATTCTGGTGTATCAATACCGTTTAGTCTTATTCTTTCTTTCCATAACCAAGTATTGAAACCTAAATCTATATTAACATCAACAGTATCACCATCAACGACTCTTACTATTTCACATTTATATTCATACATCATTGTTTCTTCTGTAAATGTTCATAGAGTTCTTCAATAAGGTCACTTTTAGTAAATCTTCTATCTAACTCTATGCCATGTTTACGACCTAAATTTTCTAATTCTTTTTTAGTCATTAGCATAAGACCAGTTTTTTTTATTGGTTTAGGTTTGGGTTTAAATAAATTTGTTATAAAACTGAACATATTAATCTCCTTTATATCCACCTACATTATCCCATTGAGAATATACATGATTTCTTAATTCTGCATATCCACCAATGTGTTCATTTTTTTCGTTCCATATTTGTGGAACTGTTTTATACTTTTCTTTTATTGTTTGTGCAAGATTTTTATCTTTTGATATATTCTCTTCATCGTAATCAATATTAAAATTTTCCATTAGTCTTTTTGCCATACCACAGTATGAGCAAGTATCAGATGTTATTATTTTATACTTAACTCTTTTTTTTATATAACTATCTAAATTCATTTATCATCTTCATAAAAATTTTCTAAGTTTTTCTTAGTTTCTGTTTTTTTATTTTTGGTTTTATAAACATCACCATCAGTAGGTAACATATTTTTTGTTAAGTAATCCATATATGTGTTACCATAATTTGTATCATCTAAAGGATTAGTATCAAATGTTGGTACCATTGCTTTTTCAATCATTTTGTGTTTTATATGTGATTGTTTTTTTTCTTTTTGAATTCTACGAATAAATGCATAATATATTATTTGTGTAAAATATGAAAATGGATTTTTTGATTTTTCTGGATTAAAGTTATTTACATATTGTAAACAGTTTTCTATACCATCACTAATCATTTCTTCTCTAAATGTATAATTAATAAAGTTAGGTCTATAAGACAAATGTTGTGCAATCTTTAAAAAACACTGACCAATATAATCTGTTACTGGTGGTTGTTCTTCGTCTGAATGTTCTGCCTCTTTTACTTTTTCTTTCCACTCTGATATTGCTTGTAAAAATTCTTTATTATTTACATAATGCTTTGATTGTTTTGCCATTCATAATAATCCTTTATGTTAATATATCATATTTTAAAAAGATGTCAATACAATTTAATTAGTAATTTAGGGGTTGACAAATCAAAAATCGGTTGTTATACTCTTTCTTGTAACAGACAGAATAATATTAATGTTTTTTATCTGATTTAAAATATACATTTGCTGACTCGTCCATTATCTCTTCTTCAGATAAAGAGTCTTCGGTTCTACCTTCTACTTTTAATTCTTCTACTTCTCTTTCTAGATTTTGTGGTACTAAATTTGTTTTATCTGCCTCTTTATATTTTCTTAAAACATATTTGTAATATTTTTCTAAACCTAAACTGGCACCGTGTTGCACTACAACCTGTTGTCTATCAATATTAAATAATGTATCTTCAGTGAAAGTTGTCCATTTTCTTAATGCAAGATTTTCTTCTAACTTACCTGTCTTATCTTCAGACATTACCACAACAAGTTTAAATGGGTGTTTAACACTATAACGATTACCTTCAGTTTGTTTTAACTCACATATTATTTCATCACCATTTGCTAATTTAAATATTCTATATGGTGTTACTCTACTAACAGTTATGTCTGTGATGTTACTCATTCCATTTCCTTAGTTTTTCATTTTTAGGTATCCACGCCCTAGGTGGTCTTTCTAATTTATTACTTTCTTTCATTCTATACCAAAATACATCAAACATTTCTTCTTCAGTTGTATCAGCAAACATTATTTCGTTACATAAAGATTTAATACGATTTCGTAATTGTTCTTTATTATATTCTAACATTCTTTTATAGTCCCACATTTCTTTTAGTTGTATATACTCTTTTTCTGTTATCATAATTTTATCCTATGTATTTTATAATCAAACTCTTCTTCGTTGTATATATTTATTCTCTCCATAAAATGGCGAAGAGTAAAGTTTTGTTTGTTTTTATAAGTTAAATCGTCTGCAATATCATAAAGTTTACATTGCGTTTTGTTATCACCTAATCTTAGACCACGCCCTATAGATTGTAAAACTCTTATCTTGCTTTTAGATGGTGAACTGAATATAATATTATGTAGATTTCTAATATTAATACCAGTTGAAAATGTTCCATAAGATGCAACGATTACTGCATTTTTTTGTTTTTCAGTTATCTCACGAATTTTTTCTCTTTCATTTGCATCAACACCACCATATACAAAAAATACTTTTCTATCATGTAGTTCTTGTTGTATTAAATTAAATAAAGGCAAACCATGTTTTTCTACAAATTGAAATAATAATAAAGTATTACCATTAATACTAGAAACTAAGTTCTTTGTGAATAAAAGTC